CGAAGCCGCGGGGCGTCGCCTCTGGCATCCCTGTCTTCTGTCTCCACGATGAGATCGTTGATGCGGCCTCGCTGAAGCTGTGGAGCGAACAGCCTGGCCAAAAGAATCCTCAGGTGCATCCCGCCAAGCAGCTTGATCGCTACGAACTCGTGGTCGCTGGCGACGGCCGCAAGCCCGGCAACGGCTTCCGCCGCTGCGCCGTCGTCTCCACGCTCTCCGGCTGTGTCACCAAGGGCAACGGCCTCGTCATGATGGCGCGTCGCCGCGGCTGGCAGGTTCCCATCGAACGCCAGGCTTACGCAAACCGCGCCGAGGAAATCCGCGACGTGGCCGCAGACAACCGCATCGCCGAGATGGCCGAGCTCGACCCCGGCGAGATCCAGTTCGGCATTGGTGATTCCGTCACCGTGGCGGATGGAGCTTCAAAATGGATGCGTGAGCGCGGATTCTGGATTGATGAATGGCCGGAATCCATCGACGGCATGACCTTCGAGGTTGTCGCTGACTACACGCATCTTCGCGGCGACTCAGCGCACTGGTGGCTGGAAAACGACGTCGTGAAAGATTGCGGGGTAAATCCAACATTTCTTCTGCCGAACGTCACAACGCTGGCACATGCCGACGAGAATCTAAACCACATAGGAAAATGACCGATCTATCCCCACCGCCCGCCGAAGTGACTGATGGCATGTTGCCAGCCGTGGCTGGTTATGCTCTTCCGAGTCACCCAAGGACGCCGATCAAACGCGGTCAAATCTATCGCTTCAAAGGCTATCCAGGCGCTGGCTTCAAAATTCAGTTTGTGGCGCTGCCGGGACATGAAGAAGACGATGGCGGACTGTCTGGCGTAGCGGTCAAATGGCTCAATCTACGCCGCCAATCGATGTTCTACGCATTCGGCTCCGAAGCGGACTTCTGGGCGTGCGATCTGTTCCGCAATGCGTGCGATCCCGAATTTGCATAACGCGCGGATATGCGACGACGGGCCAGCAGCGCGTCCAATCGGAGACTGACCGCCATGCCCGTCGTTCTGCATCATCCGCTGGTTAGATTTTTTGGCCGCGATTTCACGACGCGATCGTGCTCGGAATGGAGCGGTGGGCGGTGCGGAGCACGGCGTAGTGTGGACGTAAATCAACGACTTACAAACAATCGTAAAAAAAGATGAGATTCCCCTTGTGCTCTTGTAGCGTCACGCTACATTGCTTGCATCGAAGGAAATCAATCCGACGAGCAACCAAACCACAAAATGAAAATCAAATTCACCACTACCGCAGAAACCGCCGCCACACTCAAAGGTGCCGACGCAAACAATGGCTCCTCACTCGCGTCGCAGGTCGGCTCCGCGAACGCGCCGCGCGTCCGCGCCGCGTTCAACGCGGAACATCCGGTCGAAAGCTACACTGCCCAAGAACGGGAGATCACGGATGGAATGATCGAAAAAGCGAAGGCGCGCGGCCTCGGCATCGAGGGCGCGGTGGTCCTCAGCTTTTTTCATTCCTGCACTCCTCGTCAAAAAACCGTGAAGCGCCTCGCCGCCACCATCCGCATCGCGTGAACGGAGCCGAATACAAGACAGCCCGCCAGCACCTCGGCACACAAGCCGAGGTCGCTGCGCGGCTGGGCCTGCATCGCGTCACGATCGCCAAGCGCGAAGCCGGAACCATTCCGGTCACCACTGAGGCAGCAATCGCAATCCGCGCGATTCCAAAGCATATCGCGGAGCGCAAAAAAGTGGTGGCGGTGGGGGCGAAACGCTCGTGCCCGAAGCGCAAAAAATCTAACGTGCGGATATGCGACGACGGGCAAGCAGCGCGTCCAATCGGAGACTGACCGCCATGCCCGTCGTTCGTCATCATCCGCTGGTTAGCCGTTGCGAATTAGAGCGGGTCGTCGCACGCACTCAAAGCCCGGTGCGGAGCGGAGTGGGCGGAGTGCCTCGGACTCGTCCAAGCATCGAGCGGCTCGTGTTTCTCGCTCGCGCGCTGCGCACGCGGAAGCTCGTGAATACGCGCGTGATGGCTGAAAGGCTGGAGGTAGATCGCAAAACGGTCGTTCGTGACTTGGCGTTTCTGCGGGACCGGCTCGGTTATGAATTTGAATGGGTGCAACTCGACCTGTCGTTCCGGTTGCGGAACGCGCCGGAGGCCGTGCTATGACCGCCATCGAATGCCCGCGCTGCCATCGTCTGAGCTTCGATTGGGAGTCGAACCACTCCTGCAACGAATGCCACTGGCCGATCCGCCCCAGCCCCGTCGAGAAGCCGTATGGATACGACGTGCTCATCGAGGTGCGCTCGACGAATCTGGCGACCACGACGGAAGCCCGGCACTACAAAGGGAGTGAAGCGACGGCCCGCCGCCGTGCGCGCTCGTTTCCGTGCTTTGTTCGTGTGCTCGCAGTCGTGCCCCTCGACGAAAAGACGTGGCTGTCCTGCTACGGGGAAGGGAGAATGTGATGACGCGCAAAAACAATTCTTCGGGCGGCGGGGGTGCGGAGCTGGTTGGCGACGCTGACGCCCGCACGAACAGCCGCGCTTCAACGGCTAACGGTGAGCTATGCGAGCGGCGCGGGAAGGAGCGTGGCTCGTGAGCCCGCGCCTTCCCAGCAGGACCGGCGCGAGGGACGAAGGACCGAAGCGCCGATTCGCATCAGCGATTGGTTGTATTTTTCACGTTCAAATTACCCCACGCGCGGAATCGGGAGTTCTGCGGGGTGGGCGGAGTTCCTCTCCCGACAACAACAACTAAAATGAAAATCGACCAAGACCTAAGAGCAGCAATCCGCAGCGCCGAAAAAGCCCAGCCAAGCACCGACTATTCAGTGCGCGAAAAGGTGAACCAAGAGTGCATCGACGCATTCCTGAAACGCTTTCCTGCCAAAGCTAAAGCCGTGAACAAGCTCATTGCCGACGAGCTGAAGGCGATTGCAGCGGTCGCCGCCGCGCGCAAGCTGCTATGCGAGAAATTCGGATTGCGGCACTACGACGGGAAAATCCAGTTCGCTAACTGTGGTGAAGGCAAAGGTGCGTTCGTGAAGGCTGGCGGCAAGCTGCCGTCTGCAAAAGCGGAACGATGGAAGTTCGATGTCGTTATGGCCGAACTCGCTGCCGCTGACGCCAAAGACTGCCGCAAAATCCTGAGCAAATACGGGATCAAATGGGAATGAACCTCACTACTCGCGAAGGGGGCGGCGGGGGTGGCTTTGTTGACCTCCCGACGGCAGAAGAAAAATACAACGATGTTTCTGCAACACAATCAACCTAACCATTCGTCTAATATGAAACTTGAAGCCGTGCTCGAAAAAGTGCGCGACGTTATCCGCTTGCGGCATCTCAGTCTCTCCACTGAGGACAACTACTGCTCTTGGATTTCTCGGTTTGCTCGCTTTGTCACTGAACGCTGTCAGGCGACTTCGACGCCGGAACAGAAGATGGAGGCGTTTCTCACTCAACTGGCAAAGCAGGACGTGAGCGCGTCCACGCAGAATCAGGCCTTTTGCGCGCTGCTTTTCCTTTACCGTGAGGCTCTCGGGGTGACGCTCGGAAAGGTGGATTCACTACGGGCAAAGAAGCCGGTCCATCTACGCTACGCACCGGAGGTCCATGAGGTCCGCGCCTTACTCGATGCGACGAAGGATGTGAGCAGTTACCCGACGCGGCTGCTCGTGCGGCTGCTCTATGGCTGCGGGCTGCGCGTGAGCGAGCCGCTGAATCTGCGCCTGAAGGATGTGCTGATGTCGGAGTCGAAGCTGGTGATCCGCGCCGCGAAGGGCGGCAAGGATCGATTTGTGTCCATCCCGTGTTCGCTGGTGTCCGAGCTGCGTGCCCAGGTGGAATACGCAAAGGGGGTCGCAGAGCGCGACCGTGTGGCGCGCGTGCCAGTCGCGTTGCCGGGATTGCTGGCTGCGAAGTATCCGCACTGGCAGTTTTCGGCAAAGTGGGCGTGGCTTTTCCCGTCGCATAAGCCGTGCGTCCATCCGCGCACTGGCGCGATCGTTCGCTGGCGCTGTCATGAGGCGAATGTCCAGCGCTGCGTGCGCGATGCCGCGCGCCCGATGGGGCTCGACATCACACCGCATCACCTCCGTCACGCCTACGCCACGCACTGCCTGAACGCAGGGCAGAATCCACGCGCGATCCAGATGGCGATGGGCCACAGCCAGCTTGAGACGACGATGGGCTATCTGCACGCGGAGGCGATGAACGTATCCAGCCCGCTCGATGCGATGCCCGCTGCAGCCAGCACTCAGCGCTGACAGCACGCCGCTGGCGTGAAGTCCGCACCCAAACGCAAACGCACCCCGCCCCGCGCCGCCAGCGCCCCGCCCCGCGCACTCACGGAGCCACCCGCGGTCCCGACACCTCCCGCGCCTGTGCCGCGGCAGACCGTCTTCTTCGAGCCCGAGAAGCCGGGCGCCGACGGCTTCGCGGCAAACTGGAGCGAACTCGCCGTCGCACTCAGCACTGGCACCGGCATCACGATCACGCGCCGCGCGATCCAAGACTGGAGGCGCGACCCGCGCTACCTCCGCGACATTCCCGCCGACAAGCCCGACGGCCGCAAAGATGTCGCCGCATGGCTCGCCTTCATGGTCAAGCACGGGCTGAAGCGCGCCGACGACCACGTGGCCAGTCACCAGTTACCAGTCACCAGTCACAACTCCGAAGACCCCGCACACGAGCCCGGCTTCATCATGCCCCCGCCCATCGGCGGATGCGCCGCCGACTGGAACAAGGCAGGCGCGATGATCGACTACGAGCGCAACAAGCTGAAGCTCGAAACGCAGCGCGGCACGCTCCTCGTCGCCAGCGAGCTGGAAGTCCCCCTCGGCGCGACGTTCGTCGTGCTCTCGCAGAAGCTCTCGCAATTCCCCGAACGCGCCGCGCCGCAAGTCGTCGGCTTCGTGGACGTGAACGAAGTCATCGGCATCCTCCGCGCCGAGATCGAAGGCGACCTCGGCGACCTCCACGGCGCGCGCTACCTCGACACCACGCTCGCGCGCATCCTCGACGAACTCCCCTTCGACGCCGAAAGCACGCGCCTGCTGCAGCTCGTGAGCTTCGAGGGACAGGACAAGTCCGCCCTCCGCGAACTCATCGCCCGCGTCGCCATCGAAACCCTCCGCACCATCGGCGCGCGCGTCATCGCCGAGATCCACCAGGGCGAACCCGCCCCGGAAAAAATCCCCGCTGCACCCGCGGACGCAATCGAGGAACCCGCTCCCCAGACAGCACCGGCAACCTCCCCGACAGCCCCGCAGAAATCGCGAGCGAAGAAACCCGCGCGCAAACGCAAGCCGCGCGCCGCCGACTAGTCACTGTTCACCAGTCACCAGTCACATCCCGACCGCTGACATGCCCCGCACGTCATGTCCGGTTTCCTCAACACCCTCTCGTGGCTCGGCGCGCTCATCCGCGCCACGCTCCGCCCGCGACCGCGCACCAAGCTCTGGGAGTGGGCCGATCGCAACGTCATCATCCCCGACGAGTCCGGCGGACCCGCGCCCGGCCAGCTCAACACCGGACGCTTCGCCATCTTCCGCGGACTGCACGACCTCGCGCAGAAACCCGGCGTCCACTACTTCGCCCTCTGCGCAAGCGCGCGGGTGGGCAAGACGCTCTTCTCCATCGTCATCCTGCTCTACTGGCTCGCCGAGCGCGTCGGCTGCGTCGTGTGGCTCGATCCCTCCACGGCCTCGCTGAAGAAGTTCGTCCGCAGCGAACTCGATCCATTCCTGCGCCAGTGCGGAGTCGTGCGCGCGCTCGCCATCATCAGCAAGACGACGTGGACCGTCTTCTGGAAGACCTTCCGTGGAAAAGTCCTGCGCATCGTGGGCTCCGGAGCCGAAGCCGACATGCACGGCTTCAACGCCGAGCTGGCAATCATCAACGAACTCGACCGCTGCCGAGGCGCGACCGACGCCGACGCAAGCAGCCCCGACAAGATCATCGCCCGCACGCGACTCTTCCCTCACACGCGATTCATCCTGGAGAACAGCACCCCCGGAGTCGCCGGAGAATTCTCCCCCATCTGGCAAAAGTTCCAGCGCGGCTCGCAGCATCACTGCTACCTCCCATGTCCGCACTGCAGCGCCGCAAGAAAGGCCACCGCGGCGAACGCGGCGAACGCGGCGGGTGCAAAGAAATCCGCCACGCAAACTCCAGCCCGAGCTTCTTCCGCCGCGCCCGCCGCGCCCGCCGCGGTTCATTCCGACCCGTGGCCCATCGGCTGGAGCGAGCTGTCCCTCGATCCCGACCTCACCGGCTGGCAGCGCCTCACCTTCGCGAGCGAGAAGAAGCTCGTCCCCTTCGACGCCGAGCTGAACCCGCTCCTCGACAAACACGGCAAGCCCGCCGACCGCGAGCACTGGCGCGAGGAAACCACCGGCCAGATCCGATTCGAGCAATTCGCGAAGTGGGGCGAGCGCACGTCGCCACACGACGCCACCAAGCGCGAACGCTACAAGATCGGCTACGACGTGGATCACGTCGAGCACGGCGCGAGCTACCAGTGCGCACACTGCAAGAAGGACATCACCTTCGTGCAACTCCGCTGGATGCTCGCGCGCTATCGCTGGGTCGCACACAACCCGCACGCACCGCGCGACCGCATCAGCGCGCACGTCTGGGCCGCCTACTCGCCGTTCGAGGGATGGGGCATCATCGCGAAAGAATTCATCGAAGCGAAGTCGCACCTCGAAGCGCTCATCAAGTTCCACAACTTCACACTCGGCCTCCCATTCATCCGCCAGGGCGCGGCCGTGAAAGACGACGATCTCGACCGCGTCATCCTCCGCACCCCCGTGCGCTACGTGAAAGGACAGATCCCGATGGAAGCCGAAGTCCTCACGATGACGATCGACAAGCAGGGCGACTCCGAAGGTGCCGAGTACTGGTACAGCATCCGCGCCTGGGGCGTCCTATGGGATCACCCGGAGCGCCCGAGCTGGTCCGCCCTCGTGGACTGGGGCAGCGCGCACAGCTACGAGGAACTGCTCGAACTCGCCGGCCTGCGCGAGAACGACGCCGGCGAGCTGCGCAAGTTCACCTTCACGCGCGCCGACGCCACCGTGCGCGAATACTTCGTCACCAGCGGCCTCGTGGATTCCGGCTACAAGCCCGAGTCTGTCTATGAGTTCTGTCTGCACCAGACGGAGATCTTCGATCCCTACAAAGGCTGCCCGCCCACGCACACGCGCGGCTCGAAAGTCCGCATCTCCAAGGTGCTCGATGAACAGCTCGACCTCTGGCTTTGCTGGTCCGACTACTTCACCGCCAATCTCTACTACGACTGCATCAAGTTCGGCATCGCCTTCGGACGCCCCGTGCAATGGTGGCTGCCCACCGACATCGATGCCGACTACCGCGCGCAGCTCACCGACGAATTCCAAGGCCCCGACGGATGGACGACGCGCAAGAAATGCAATCACCTGGGCGACACCGAGAAGATGCACCGAGCCCTCGCCGATCCCGTGGAGGCCACACTCGACGCCGCCCGCGAAGAGCGCGCCGAAGCTGAGGCGAAGTCTTCGGCAAAGAAGTGATTGGTGACTGGTGAAAAGTGACTGGTAAAAGCAAGCCGCTCCCCAGACATCGCGGCGACGCCAGTGGCGCGAGGCATGACGGCGCCGGATGTCTGGCGACGGTGGGGAAAAAGAGTCAATAAAAGAGTCAATTCACCGCGAAGTAGCGAAGAAGCGAAGGGGAACGAGGCGGCGAACTGAGAGAACATAGAGACGACAGACCATGTTGCCGACAGCGGGGAAATGGTTCCCTATGTGCCGAGAAAGTTCTGACCTTGGACGTTGGGCGTTGGGCGTTGGACGTTGGGCGTTCGCTCTTCCTCCCCTTCGCTCCTTCGCTCCTTCGCGGTTTAATTCGCCATCGCGGTAAATCTTTGCTCGCTAAGTTTCCAGCAAGTGCTACAAAACCAGCACTTGCTCCCAATGCCAGGCGGCGACCCAGCATCCTCTCCTCTCGCCTCGACCCGTCACACACCGGCCGATGACGCCGACTCTCTGCACGACCTCCTCGCCGAACCCCTGCTCCTCGCCCGTCTCGCCGCCCCGCGCACCGATCGCACCGGAGCCGTCATCACCGGGCCCAACGGCATCGCCTACGACCCGCTCTCGCGAACCCGTGTAACAGCCCTCGTCTCCGCGCAGATCGCTAGCGCCGGCCTCGACGACGTTGCCCCCGGCAAGCCGCAGATCATCGAACTCCTCACCATGCTGAGCTGCGACGAGAACCACACACTCGCCATCCGCGCCCTCTGCTGGCTGCGACTGCTCGGCCACGAAGGCCGCTCCCTCGATGCCATCGGTGCAGAGTTCGGCGTCGTCCGCGCGACCGTGGACGCCATCTACCGCGGCATCCAGAAGCGCTACGAAGCCCGCGGAATCATTCTGACATCGCGCGGGGACAAAAGCCCCGCCGCGCGCAAGGCGTGCCAGGAACGCCGCCGCGGCAAGCGCAAACTCCGCGCGCCTTGGGCCGCACAAAAGCTATGGCCAAAACTATCACCGCCTCTCCCCTCAGCCTGATCAGCGACCGCGAGCTGGACATGCCGGACAGCATCCTCGTGCAGCGCCTCGCCGTCGGCGCGTACGAAGTCGAGCGACTCACACAGCTCACCGTCACCACGGCCGCGCAGGCACTTCGCATCGCCATCGCAAATGGCCAGGTGCTCGAGAAGCTCTTCACGCGTCACGACGGCGAATTCGCCGAATGGCTCGAAGGCGCGATGGCAAAGAAGCCCGACGGCGATCCCCTCATCACCGAACGCACCGCGCGCAACTGGCGCACGCTCTATCGCAAGCGCGACGCGCTCTTTCCGCCCGACGAATCCGAGCCCGCCTGCCGCTCCCTCACCGAAGCCTACATCAAGATCGGCATCCTCCCCGAGCCCGAGCAATCCGACCGCGACCCGCACACCGTGCAATCGCAGCTCCGCCTCAGCTACCACCTGCCCGACGGCGACCCCTCCACATGGCCCGCCGCCGACCGCCGCATCTTCCTCACGAAAGCCGAGCCCATCGTCCGCGCCTACGAAGCCGCCAAAGCCCTCGTCTGACCGGCATGACGAATGAACCGCGGCGAACGCAGAGAGCGCGGCGAAGCGGGAAGGTTGCCACCGTTCTTCACCGCCGCGCCCGCCGCGCCCGCCGCGGTTCAATCTCGCCGTAACTGCCACGAAATCAGCCAACCCACCGGAAAGGCCTTTCCGCTGGACTGCACACTGAGCACTGCGCACTGAGCACTGCCCAACTGTTGACACCCCCGCGCGTCCGATGACGCGCGCCGCCCAAGAACTCTACGACTTCCTCGTGGCCGATCTCGAAGCCACGGAGGATACCGAATTCGCCACCGCGCTGCTCGACGACGCCAAGGCCAAGATCCTCGCCGGCAAAGGCGCACTCCGCGCAGTCAATTCCGGCTCGCAGAACGGCAAGAGCTACACCGGCGTCACCGTCTGCACAAATCTCGACGTCGCCCGCGCCGCCCGCGCCGCGCTCACGTACTACGACGGCGACGAAGGCAGCGAGCCCACCGGCATCACGTTTCTCGACTTCAGCAAAGCATGAGCATCATCGGCAGAATCCGCGGCCTCTTCGGAGGTGGCAGCAACTCATTCCAGGACACCGTCGTCGAATCCATCGATCGCGCAAACGTCCGCTTCATCCTGCCGCAGGACAGCGCCCTCTACCTCGGCAAGTACACGCGCACGCGCATCAATGAGAAGGCCGAATGGCTCTGGCAAAACTTCGGCATCGTCAAGGAAGGCGTCGCCGGCATCGCGCGTCACACCGTGGGCAAAGGCGTGTCGCTGCAGATCGATTCCGAGGACGACGACTGGAACCAGCTCGCCGAGGATGACTTTGAAGCCTACGCGCTCACGCCCGAGCGCTGCGACCTCTCCGGACGGCGAAACTTCTACGAAGGTCAGACGGCCATCCTCGAGCAGCGCGTCATTCGCGGTGAAGCATTCGCCGCAAAGACTGAGAACCCCGAGTGGAACAACGAACCCTGCTTCCAGCTCTACGACTCGCAGGAAATCTGCAGCCCGCTCAGCCCGGTCGCGAATCTCGCTGTCATCGACGGCGTCGAACTGAACGACGCCTCCCGCGCGATGCGCTACTGGGTGCGCGGACTCGACGGCATCACGCACACGCCCGTCCCGCGCGAGCGCATGATCCACTGGTACAAGCCCCATGCCATCAATCAGACTCGCGGCATCAGCGACCTCGCCCAGGCCGTGAACCGCCTCGTGGACATCCATGAGCTGACCCGCCTCACCACGCGCACCGCCAAGGCGCAGCAACTCATCGCGCTCGTGCTGAAGGGCGTCGGCAAGAAGAAGACCCGCGGCGCGCTCGGCGCACTCTCCCGCGCCGGCAAGGATACCGACGGCAATCCCGACAAGGACACCGCGCAGCTCGAAGCGCTCGTCGGCGCGGCAGGCGCGGGCATCGCCTACATGGATGCCGAAGGAGACGCGAAGATGATCAGCCCGACCAGCCCGACGCCACTCGTCGAAGGCTTCATCACCGATCTGCTCATGCGCGACGTCTGCGCCGGCTGGGGCGTCCCCGCGGAATTCTTCTGGAGCATCGCCAAGCTCGGCGGTGCAAACACCCGCTTCGTCCTTTCCAAGGCCGACCTCCTTTTCCAAGTCCTCGCCGACGGACTCATCTACCGCTTCTGCAATCCCGTCGCCTTCCGCTATCTCGAACACCGCATGGCCACCGGCGCGCTGCGCAGGCCGACGGACAAGGACTGGGCGCTCAAGCTGAGCTGGCAGACCCCGCCACGCGTCACTGTGGACAACGGCCGCGACAACAGCGTCCTCATCGAACTGCTCGCCAACGGCATGATCACGCTGCGCGAATACTGCAACGCCCGCGGCCAGAACTACCGCCACGTCATGCGCCAGTGGATCCGCGAGCCCATCGAATTCATCAAGATGGCCACGCAGGAGCTGAAGACTTCCAAGCTCGCCGACGACATCCAGACGAAGATGCTCGAACGCTGGTCCCTGAACATGCCCCTCTGGCGTGCCGCCGCCCCCGGCGCCGCGGCAAATGCCAACGGCGACGCGAAGACGAAAGCCAGCGAGACCAACGCCGCACAGACTGACAGCGAGGAGCAGGCAGCCGCATGAGACTCCAACACGTCCAGGAACTCGTCTATCACCGCCCCTGGCTGATCACTGCCACGGGCCACGAAACCATTCGCTCGCTCATCGAGCGCAAGCTGCTGCGCGCCTCGCTCGACGAGTCCGCCCCGCAGGCTGGCTTCCTCGATGACATGATGACCGCCCGCCCCGAGCCTTCCGTGCAGGACGGCGTCGGCTACGTCCACATCCTCGGCCCCATCGGCGTCGGCCTCTCGAAGCTGGAGAAGCAATGCGGAGCCACCGACCTCGGCGACCTGATGAATGAGATCGCCGACGTGCAGAAGAATGGCGCGCAACGTCTCATGCTCCTGGTGAATTCTCCCGGCGGCACCGTCGGCGGCGTGCCCGAGGCCGCGGCCCACATCGCCTCGCTCGACATTCCCGCCTTTGCCTACGTGACCGCCGGTTCGATGAATTGCAGCGCGGCGTATTACCTCACGAGCGGCGCGGATCGCATCTTCGCCAGCGCCAGCGCAGACGTCGGCTCCATCGGCGTCTATCTCCCGTGGGTGGACCGCACGGCCGCATACGAGCGCCAAGGATACAAGGTCGAACTCATCACGAACAAGGAGGGCGACCTCAAAGGCACCGGCTATCCCGGCACGGCGCTGAGCGAAGCGCAGCGCGCTGACCTGCAGGAAGGCGTGCAGGAAATCTTTGACGACTTCGCCGCGCACGTCCGCGCAAATCGGCCCGGGGAAATTGCCGACGACACGATGCGAGGCCAGAGCTTCAGCGCGCGCCAGTCCTACCGTCGCAATCTGATCGACGGCGTCGCTCCATTCGAGACGGCGCTCCGTTCGCTCAAGCGATTCAAGCGCACGGATTGACAAGCCCGCGCAACGTAACCCGCAACCCGCGACCCGCACTTTCATCATGGCCAAGAAAACCGACCTCGAACTTTTGCAAGACGCGCAGGAGCGCATCACCGCCCTCGAAGGCGAGCACCAGACTCTCATCACGGAACGCGACGACCTGAAGGCGAAGGTCACGGACATTGAGGCGAATCTGAACGCCGCGAGCGTGAAGGTTCTCGCACTCGAAGGCGAGAAGGCCACGCTCACCAAGGACCTTGCCACGGCGAACAGCGACAAGACCAAGCTCACCACCGACCTCGCGACCGCGAACACCGCGAAGGCCAACGCCGAGGCCGCACTCGTCACCGCCGACGAACGCGCAGAGACCCGCCTCCGCGAGATCTCCGCGAAGAACGGCGGCACGCTCCCGCCCAAGGATCACACCGCCGGCAACTCGCAGACCGGCGGCAAGCCGGAGAACAAGCTCACCGGACGCGAGAAGACCATCGCCTATCTCGCAGCACGCCAGCCCAAGGCAAACGCCTAGCCGCTTGACACTCACCGCTCTCCAAACCGCACACCGAACCACCTGACCCATGCCTTCACTCTCCTTTCTCGACCTCGCCAAAGCGAACTCCAATGACGCCGTCGGCGGCATCATCGAAGACCTGGCAAACGTCTCGCCCGAGCTGTCCGTCTTCCCGGCATCCGACGAGCTGCTCTCGAATCCCGGCGACCTCAGCTACGAGACGCTCCATCGCACGGCCCGGCCCACAGTCGCGTTTGCCGGAGCCGGTGAAGGCTTCGACGCAAGCAAGAGCGCGCTGACCCTCAAGCAACACCAGTGCTTCCGCTTCGGCGGTCGCATCGAGGCGGCGAAACACATCGCTGACAACTGGCGCCGCGGCGGAGCCGCAGGCTACCAGGCATTCGAGGCCAAGGGCGTCGCCGAAGAGGCGATGAAGACCATCGGCAAACAGATCTGGTATGGCGTCAGCACCGACGCGAAGGGCTTCCCCGGCTTGAAGGCGTTCACCCCTTTCGGTGGCACCTACACCTCGAACGCCGCGGGCACCACGGCCACGACCGCCTCGAGCGTTTACATGGTGAAGTTCGGCGAAGAGTTCATCCAGCTCATGCCCGGCCTCGCACGCAACGGCACCGGTCTCATCGACCTGCCCGACTTCATCGTCGAGTCCATCCTCGACGCGAACGAGAAGAAGATGTGGGGCTACACGAGCGAGCTGTCCAGCTACCTCGGCCTCCAGACGGCCACGCCGCACAGCGTGGTACGCATCTGCAATCTCACCGCCGACAGCGGCAAGACCTGCACCGATGCGAAGCTGAACGCCGCGATGCGCCTCTTCCCGGCCAACTTCAAGCCCGACGCCATCTTCATGAGCCGACGCTCGCTGCAGCAGCTTCAGGACAGCCGCACCGTCACCCTCTACGGCCAAGGCAAGACCCGCGCCGACCAGGAACTCATCGCGGCCGTGCCCACGTCCTTCGAGGGCGTCCCACTCGTCATCACCGACAACATCCTCAACACCGACGCCATCGAAAGCTAGGCGCCGACTCCACGCAGACACCGACACCACGCCATGCCTCGCCAATTCAAAGACTCCACGCTCAAAGCCGCAATCGCTCTGCCGAACGCGGCGAACACGACTTGCACCGCCGCGATTGATCTCGGCACGACTGCACCGTTCCCGGTCAGCGAGAAATTCGCCGTCCGCATCACGATCGACACCTCGACCGGCGCGAACTCGAAGAACGTCAACGCTGTGCTGCAGGCCAGCAACGAGAGCAACGCGAACTTCGTGAACATCGCCGGCCTCGGCGCTCCGCTGCTCGTCGCCGCGGGCAATGCCGCGAACGTCATCGGCGGCAACATCGAAGTGCAGCTCCCGCCGAATCTGAACAAGCGCTACATCCGCGCCGCCGCGACCGGCGAGGCCAACGGCGGCAACGCTGCCGACGGCAACCTCACCGTCGAGCTGCTGTTCTAGGCCGCGGCTCTCCGCATCCCCTTTCCCGGCGCGCCGGTGCCATTCACACGGCCCGGCGCGCCTTTTCCTTCCATGACAAATCCCCGCAAGCTCTTCGTCGCACTCCCCTCCTACGGCAGCGTCCCGATGGGATTCGTGAAGTGTCTCATCAAGCTCCTGATGGACCCGCCCGTCGCGCTGCAAGTCTGCACCGTGGACGGCGACAGCCTCGTCTCCCGCGCGCGCAACACACTCACGGCATCCTTCCTCGCGAGCGACTGCACGGACTTCCTGTTCATCGACACGGATCTCATCTTCTCCGGCGAGCAGATCGCACGAATGCTCGCGCACGACGTGCCCATCGTCGGCGGCTTCTACCCGAAGAAACAGGACGGCGCGCTCGCGTGGGTCTGCAATGCGAAGCTCGACTTCCCGGCACCCGACGCCCGCGGCCTCCAGTCGCTCCGCTACATCGGCACCGGCTTCCTCTTGGTGAAGCGCGAAGTCTTCACGCGCATGATCGAAGCGCACCCCGAGAGCGCCTACATCGCCGACGGCAGCGGTCGCGCCGAACACGACCTCTGGCCCGTCGGCATTCACGACGGCCGCTACCTCTCCGAAGACTGGGCCTTCTGCCAGCGCGCCCTCGACCTCGGCTACGACGTGCTCGGCGACACGCAGGTGATCCTCAAGCACATCGGCACCGCCGTCTTCCCGCTCCAGTCGCAACTCACCGGCTTGTCCGGATCCGCTTTGGGAGCCGGGGCGGGCGGTTCGGGGGAGCCGTCCGTCCCGGCAGAACTTCCGCAGTCCACTCCACCCTCGCCACTCTGACCCATGCCCAAGACTCCCGCTCCCGCTCCCGAACCCGCTGAGAAGCCCGCGCTGCGCACAGAGCAGCTCGTCCATCTCGCCTACATCCTCCGCGAAGACCGCGCGAAGCTCGATGCGCAGATCGCCGAAGTCGAAGCCGCCATCATCGAGCGCGGACCCGGCAAGCATTCCAGCGACAACCCGGATCAGGTCATCACCGTCGTTGCCGGCGCAGCTCCGACCGAAGGCAAGATTTCCTACGCACTGCCCGCCGAGAAAGAGGACGCCGCGCGCGAACTCTCACTCGACAAGTTCGGCGTGCTCTTCAAGCGCACCGTGACCTTCACCCCGATCGAAGGCTTCGAGAACGTCGCCCCCACGCATCTCACCCCGGCAAAGAGCCGCGACCTTCTCGCCCTCTGCGCCGTCCAGGGCAAGCCCTTCGCCGGCCGCAAGCCCTCCCTGCGCTACGCATGAGTGAGACCCTTAAGATCCTGGTCACCATCGTGCTCCTGCTCCTCGTCAGCATCGGCATCCGCCGCACGCTGCTCTGACTGCGCACTGAGCACTGAGCACTGACAACTCCCGCCCCACATGAGCGACTTCGACGACTTCATGTCCGCCTCCCGCTCCGACGCCGAGGAAGTCTTCGGCACCACGCTCTGCGAATTCGACGGCGAGCCCGCACCGGTCAAGGTGGACTGGAACGCCATGAGCAAGCGAGAGGAGATGGAAGTGCAGGGCCGCATCGTCGGCATCACCGCCACGATCATCGTCCGCAAGTCGCGCCTCACGAATCCGCCCAAGCTCGACCAGCTCGTCACCCGCGCCGGCGTGAACTACGTCATCAGCGGCACCCTCTCCGAAGACGAGCAAGACTACACGCTCGCCCTCGACTCGCAGGACATCGCGCAACCGGGAGCGTGACTGGTGACTGGTGAGAAGTGACTGGTCGGACTCACCACGGGACCGTGGCGGACTATTCACCAGTCACCAGTCACCAGTCACATCTTCCCATTCCGCCAGCGTCAGCGCAGTCTCATCCCGCGTTTGTCCAGGAAGAAGGCGGTGCGTTTGGCGAAGGCGGCGGCTTGACGGTTCACGGCTTCCTGTATCCGGCGCTGGTAGCCTCGCACGTCGTCTGCGTAGCCGACGGTGTTCGTGGCTTTGATTGAGAACTTGTCCGGCCCCATCTCGATGCTGATGCCGCCGGACTGCGATTCGAAGCGGTCCATGAACTTCGGCATCTTCACCTTGAGCTTGGAGGCCGCGGCGCTCCATCCGTGGCCGAGCCAGCCGACGTGCGTCTTGATCTCGGCGGCATACGCTTTGAAGTCCGCGGGGGAGACGATGGCGAATTCCAGACCCGAGAGCTGCGCCTTGTTCATGCCGGTCTTCAGCGACTCGGCGTGGTCGAAGTTGAGCTGTCCGCCTTCGCCGCCGCCTCGGACTCGGCCCTTGCTGTTCTTCTTTCCCCTGTGAAAGGAGCGCATCTGCTCGCGCGACATGACGCGCACCATCACGGTGCCGATGCTCTTCTGCCCCTTGTGCGCGAAGTCGCGCGCCTGCGTGCCGTCCGGGTTTGCGTGCAGGAACTTCTTCATGAAGCCCGCGCTCGCGGGAAAGAAGATGCGGTAGAGGTCGGACATGATTGCGGCCTCGCCCTGCTTGCGCGCCTGCACCCCGCCGATGGCCGTGCTCATCGTGCCGGTGAGTTCCTGTCCGTCGGCTCCGATGCCGGACACGTCGCGCTGCTCGATGCGATTCGGCGGCGTGATGGCGATGACGTTGCGGATCACGCCACGTCCGGCGAGCAGCAGGTTCTCGCCGAAGTCCTTCTTCGATGACGCCTGGAACTCACGCAGCGCGTCGAAGAGCGCCTTCGTGTTCACGGTGAATTGCGGCGCGACGGGCATGTGAGAGCGGGAGCGTCAATGCGGTCGCGGCGTGGTGAGTCCGACCAGTCACTTCTCACCAGTCACCAATCACAGCCGCGCTGGGAAGATGTGACTGGTGACTGGTGACTGGTGAATAGTCCGCCACGGTCCCGTGGTGAGTCCGACCAGTCACTTCTCACCAGTCACCAATCACAGCCGCGAGCCGAGAAGCTCCCCGGGCCACACTTTGACGCGCCCCCGCAAACATGCCCGACTACACCACGCTCGCCGCCCCGCTCCCGATCAAGCTCGAGGCCGCGCTCGCCAAGTGGCTGCGCGCCAAACGCGGCGCGCTCTTCGTGCCCGAGCTGACCATCATCGGCGCACACGAGCCCGGCGTGCCCGAGGTGCCCTGGCTCTCCATCCTCTGCCGTTCCGCGAACACGCATCCGCAATTCGCCGAAGTCGTCGGCTCGGGACTGCCCAAAGTCGCGCAAGTCGAGTTCACCTTTCGCGTGCATCAGTCGCTCGACTTCCACACCACGGCCGCGCTGTGGTGCGGCCAACTGCAGGACTTGCTCGCCTCCGGAGCCGCCCTCCCCGCCGACCGCACGCCCGAGCGCGCGAGCTTCCGTGGCCTGCGAACCGATCTGAACCCCGGCGGCACACTTCACCCCACGTCCGGCCTCGCCATCTTCGCCGTCTCCGAAGTCGAGGATTCCGTCGGCATGAAGGACAAGGCCCGCCTCGCCCAGTTCGCCCTGGAGTTCGTCGCCCAGAACGGCGACCCTGCATCCGAATGAACCGCGGCGAACGCGGCGAACGCGGCGAACGCGGCGAAGCGGGATGGTTGCCACCGTTCTTCACCGTCTCCGCCGCGCCCGCCGCGCCCGCCGCGGTTTAATCCCGCCCGCCCTTTGACACCCCGCGCCGCTCATCATGGAAGACTACGGCACAATCCACCTCTTCGGCATCGACGGGTCTATCGCCGACGCCACGATCACCGACGCCAGCTTTGAGGATGTGTGCGCCAATGTGGCCTCCGTCCTCGATGAGATGGGCAACAAGATCCAGAACCGCGGCGACGACATTACCACCACGGGCAATGTCACGCTCATCATCCGCGAGGGCTACGTGCTCCCGGAACCGTTCACGACCTTCCAGAATTGGGACGAGCTGTACTATCTCATCACCCGCGTGGGCCGGAAGTTCAACAATCGCGGCTTCAACATCGTCGAGCTGTCCATCGAGAAGTCGGAACACATCGACTACACCGCCTAAGCCATGCCCACTCCCGCCCTCACTCCGCAACAGCTCGCCTCTCGCAAGGAGACCCTCAAGAGTCTGCG